CAATGTAGCTCCGAAACAACCAGAGCATATTGAGTGCATCAATCGCTGAATTAAGAAGCGCGTCCATATCATTTCCATAAGCTGGAGCAATAACACTAAAGCCTTCCTCGCCCTCTTCCTGAAAAAAATCAATTGCCCTAAACGGTGTATACCGAATACCAAAAAACCGGTTTAACTTCCCAATCGATTCAGCAAATCTTATAATATTAAAATCTTCTTTGGCACATTTAATTTGCTCGATAACAATACCTGCATACTTATTAGCATACTTAAGCTTCTCTTCATCATGCTCCCCAGTCCATTCGACGTTATTGAAGCCACTATTCGGGAATAACTTCCCATAAAGACTAGTTGTTTGAACAGCTACCCTGACTTTATCACCGTAATCAGATCGAGCGTGCAAGCTATCAACTAGCTTATCAAAGCCCTCTCTATGTTTAAGATAGTTTCCAAATCTATTATTTATCAACGCTTCTCCATATTGCCTAGAAGCAAAGTCTATCTGCAACGCCGCTTCCATTGATCTATGAATTGCAGCAACCATCGCAACCAAAGGCAGGGACAAGCCGATTATTGCAATTGGAAACTTGAAAATACTGAAAAAATATTGAACGCAATCGGATGTAAAACAAACACTTCCAAGATGGCTGGACAATGAAATTAACAGACCCAACGTCCCTCCTACAATTATCGGAATTAACAGAGCGCACCAAAATATCCACGTCCTTGCCAAGTGTTTATGTCTAGATACGACCTTTGGATTCATATCCATTATTCCCCAGAACCAATATACCAACAAAATTCCGTTAAATTAAAACCCGGCACTAGGCCGGGTTCGCTTCTACAGCCTTACTCTACAGACTGCTGAAGAATCTCCAAGATCCTCATCACATCCTCTCGTTGCTGATCGCTCAAGCTTCGCAGCAATTCCAGGAAGAGGTACTCCAACTGGGTAAGGTTTTCCATCATAGGTACTCCGTTTCCATGTGACGGGCGCAGGTGTCAATTACATTGCCCAAGGCGCCCGGGAGTTCCCTATTCTCAGCACATCGATACGTGCCACCAGCCTGCTTAAGTCTTTTTGTTTTCAATGCATGTAGGGAGCCTCCAGATGGCCACTCCCTAACCTACGCATAATTTTGAAGATGCAAGTCCGAGGTCCGTCTCGGAATTGATTGCCGATGGAACCCCAAGAATCAGGTCCTAAATGGTGGGAGTGACATGTACTTACCGTTGTTCCCCCAACCCTCAAGGACGCCGTCCTTCTTGAGGATGTAATACTCTCCAAAGCCGTTATCCGGCTCCTCAAGACGCAGTCCGCCTTCTGGCAGCGACTTTGCGATATACGCGTTAGTGTTCTTGCCTCCGCCCGAGAACACGGAATCAATGAAGTATTTTCCGTCTTTTTTGTAGAGCACCATGACATGGCCCAGGGCACCGTCGCGCAGCCAGCTGCCGACCTGGTCGGCATACGCCGATAGGTCCATTTCGGTCAATGCTTGATAATCGGCCGCACCCAGGCCAATCAGCGAGCCTTTGTAATCGGGGTCAAAACTGGCATTGGCCCAGTAACTTTTGTCGGTCTGACCCTCTACACGGAAACCGATAAAAGTCCGCTCAGCCTTTACCTTCGACTCGTCGCGGATCGCCTTGGCTACCTCAGCCAGCTCGGCGTCAGTCAGACGACGGGGCAACATGGCTTCGACTTTCCGTGGAGCATTTCCGCGCTGTTCGTCTTTGACTATCGAGTACTTGATAGCCAGTTTGGATGGTTCAGCCTTCTGAGCCACCTGTTCAGGTTTGGCCTCAATGAGGCCCATGGAAATTGCAGAACCGACGATCAAGAGGCCTGCCATCCACGCGGCTGTGCATCCCAACAAATGCCGCAACAGAAAACCCCTGCCACTTTTGCGCAACTGTTTGACCAGCCACCACCAGACACCGATGAACACTGCCAGGGCCACTATCGCAACAACACCATCCATTCACATCGTCCTCAATAAATCGCCGACCACCATAGTCAGCGTGAAGCTTCCTAGGAACTTTGACTCCTGCTGACTATGCCTTTTCGTTCGCGTTGGCAAAGGCTTTCATCATTCGTATCAACACCGCGAAATCAGCTTTATCTATGCGCTGACTCAACTCCAGCATCTGAGTTACATCTGAACTGATCCATTCAGGAGACACAGGTTTGTGCTCGCCAGTCAGTACATACAGCACGTCCAGGCCTGCAGACGCGACCGCTGAAAGGTAGTCAGAGTCGGGGCTCCGCTCACCTTTTTCATATTTTCCTTGGGTATTACGGTTCACCCCGCCGAGCTGGCCGAGCTCCTCCTGATTCAACCCAAGTTTTTCGCGTTGTTCACGCAGGCGTTCGCCAATTGCACACGATTGCACGCAAAATCCTTTGACATGCACCCATATGAATGCATAATCTTCAATAAATGAACACGTTTGAACACAGATGACCACTATGCACGCCCCTCTCACACCTGATCAAGCACGCGAAAACCTCGTTCGAGTAGGTATGTCCATCGCGGAGTTCTGTCGCGAACACGACCTTAATAAAAATCTTGTCAGCGATTTACTCAATGGCAGGAAAAAGGGACGGCGCGGAGAAGCACACCGGGCAGCCGTGCTGCTCGGAATAAAAGATGGCGTAATTAAAAACTAGGGCCTCTGGCTCACGGAGGAAACCAGAAGATGAAACGCCCAGTGCTAGAAACCAGACGCCAAGTCGTCAGCGCTGTTGTTTGCGCTTACCCAGGTGGTCGTGAGTGCGCCGCAGCGCGCCTCGGTTACGAACTCAAGAAGTTTGACAACCACGTCTACGAAAACGCCGGCAGCCGGCCGCTTAGCGACGATCAGATTCATATGCTCGAGCGAGACGCAGGAACCAGCTTTTTTCCTGAGTACGTGGCTTCACTCTATAGCGGCATGTTCGTGCCTATTGCCGATCCAGAAACCTTAGACAACATCGAGTTGTACAGCCGTACGGTGAGCACCGCTGCCAAACGAGGCGTGGTCGATCAGATCATCGATAAAGCTTTGGCTGATGGCGTGATCGAGAAAGGTGAAGCAGCTGCAATTCTTGCTGCTCACAGCAAATATCTGAGTGCTCGCCATTCCGAGGTGCTCGCTACGATCCAGTTGCACAGCAAGGAGGCGGACCAGTGAGCACCTACAAACTTGTTTGCCCCCACTGCATGGGCCGCATGCGGATTCGCACCAGTGAAGGCACTCATATTTTTCTACGCGTGGCCTACCTGCAATGTGTCAACGAGGCCTGCGGCTGGTCGGTCCGCGCCCAGTTTGAAATGACTCATGAAATGAGTCCGAGCGGCATGGCTAACCCCGCCGTTCGCCTTCCTGTCGCAGATGTTGCCCTACGCCGCGCCGCGATGAAGTCAGCCAACGATCAACCCGATTTGCTGGATCAACTGGAAATGGAGGCCTCACTCGCATGAACGCCATCACCTTGACGATCAATCCCACCAATGACTATCGCGCCGCCATGCAACAGGCTGCCGTGGCCTACCTGTACCGCCAACAGGGGCAGCACCTGTCCGGTGATTGCCAGCTGATTGAAAACTGCAAACGCTACCTCGCCCAGTCGCTTGAAGTGCCTGAGCACCTGGTGCAGCGGATCGCGGAGCTGGCGGTGACCGAATTCGAAAGCATGACCACCAAGCGTGTGGCTCGACTGGGCATCTATCCGGCAAGCAGCGCCTATCGGTACTTGGTCTGGTTGCTGGATACCCAAACCCAGAAGCGTTACCCCGTACCGGCGCGCTTCTTACCAGCGCGCTTGCTGACCTCCCGCGACACCTCGAACTAACTCTGAACCGCCCCTGCCATATGCCCGCCTTGCGTGGGTAAGGGGAAACTGCACTTTACTGGTGGCCGAAATGAGCAATATCACCATCCAACTGGAGTTGAATCAGCAGCAGGCAGAGCAATACCTGCGCTGGCTCAACAGCCAGTACGACACCACCATGGCCGACGTTTGGTACTCCGATCGTTATCGGAATGTACCGCGTGGCCAGCGAGCCCCAAAGGTACTCCAGGACATCCCACACCTTGCCGGCATTTGCCGGACTCGCATTGAGCTGAAAAAGCAGCTCGACTCCAATGCTGTGGAGCGTGCGCAGTGAAGACCATGGACCACCAACTGCGCGCTGATGTACTGCAGCGGCTCGAGGCTGACTTCGGCCTGCAGCACATGGCCGGCACGCAATACATGCGCAAAGGAACCTGCCCCCAGTGCAACCAGCGTCGGCTGTTTTCCCGCTACGACGAACCGTGGTTCATCCGCTGCGGCCGTGAGCAGAAGTGTCGCTACATGGAGCCGGTCAAGGAGCTGTACAGCGACTTGTTCGATGACTGGAGCAAGCGTGCCCCTGCCACCGACGATCAACCTGCAGCCAGCGCAAAGGCCTATTTGACCTTTGCCCGAGGATTCGATGTGGGGATGATTGAGGGTTGGTACACCCAAGACAACTACTTTGATCGCGATCTGAACATTGGCTCGGCCACCGTTCGCTTTCCACTCGAAAAGGGTGGGTACTGGGAGCGCCTGATCGACAAGCCGAATCGCTTCGGCAAGAAGAAAGCGCGCTTTAAACCGGGCGATAGCTACAAGGGGTATTGGTGGGTACCGCCGTGTGTCGACCTGTTGCAGGTGGACGAGTTGTGGATCGTCGAGGGTATTTTCGATGCCATTGCCCTGGTGCAGAACGGCATCCCAGCCGTCGCCGCGCTTTCCTCCAATGCCTACCCAGAAGAGTCCCTAAAAGCCCTGATCACTGCTCGCGGCGGCAAAACACCAAAGCTGATCTGGGCATTGGACAACGAACCAGGTGCGCACAAATACACCCGCATCTGGGTCCGCCAGGCTCGCGACCTCGGCTTCACCTGTGAAGCAGCACAGATCCCGCAGCCTGACTCGCGCAAGGTCGATTGGAACGATTTGCACCAGCGCTGGGCCTTCATGGATGACTGCGAAGCCCGCACCCAGCGGATCGACAAGGAACTAGAAGACGCCAAGCATCACGGTGCTTTGCTGATCGCCGAAAGTGCTACCGACAAAGCCTTGCTCATGTACCAGTGGCGTGAGCGCGAGGAATTTCACTTTTGTTTCGACTCTCGCCTGTACTGGTGGAAATTGGATATCGCGAAATTTAACGCGGCCAAACAGACGTTTGACAAAAGTGACAAGCAGGAAGAACAGGTACTGAACGATAAGCAAATCAGGGAGAAGGCTTTGCAGATGGCTGGCTGCGTAGTCGAGATTGCCAACTGTTTTCCCAAGGCGCTGTATTTCCAGCGCAACGAGATTACCGACGAGTCCTGGTACTTCTTCCGCGTCGACTTCCCCCATGACGGTGGCTCGGTGAAAAACACCTTCACCGGTGGCCAGGTCGCAGCCGCCAGCGAATTCAAAAAAAGACTTCTCGGCATGGGTGCCGGAGCCGTGTTCACCGGCAGTGGACAGCAGTTGGACAAGATCATGAAAGACCAGCTTTTCGGCATCAAAACCGTGCAAACCATCGACTATGTGGGCTACAGCCGGGAGTACGGCTGCTACGTGTTCAACGACGTCGCCATTCGCGAGGGCCAGCTCATCACCATCAACGAAGAGGAGTTCTTCGAGATGGGCAAGCTGAAACTCAAGAGTCTGCAAAAGGGCGTGAAGATCGCGCTGCAAAAGGATGCCAAAGACTACGACGCGCGCTGGCTGGACTTGCTCTGGCAATGCTTCGGCGCCCAGGGCACCGTGGCGCTGACCTTCTGGTTCGGCTCGCTGTTCGCCGAGCAAATCCGCGCCCGGTACCAGTCGTTCCCTTTCCTCGAAGCGACGGGCGAAGCCGGTGCCGGCAAAACCACCCTGCTCACCTTGCTCTGGAAATTGCTGGGCCGCGAAGGATATGAAGGCTTCGACCCATCCAAATCCACAAAAGCTGGCCGTAGCCGCCTGATGGGCCAAATCTCCGGCATGCCCGTTGTGCTGCTGGAATCGGACCGTAGCGGCGACGATAAGGCACACGCCAAAACGTTCGAATGGGACGAGCTGAAGGACTATTACGGCGGCGGTACGCTCGCAACTAAAGGTGTAAAAACTGCCGGCAACGAAACCTACGAGCCGCCCTTTCGAGCCACTATCGCCATCAGTCAGAACGCGCCGGTCGTAGCGTCCGAGGCGATCATGACCCGGATCGTGAAGCTGCATTTTGTGCGGCCAACCGTGACGGCAGAAAGCCGTGCGGCAGCGGATCTGCTCAACTCCCTGGAAGGCGCGAAGCTCAGCAACTTCTTGCTGCAAGCAGTACGCAAAGAGTCAGAGGTGATGGAGCTGTTCGCCAACCGCATGCCCGGTTACGAAGCCAAGCTGCGCACCCTTCACAGCCACTGCTTTGCGTGCGAAACGCCGTTCAAAGATGAACAGAGCGACTGTGGCCATTGCGGCAACAAACTGCGCGGCTACATCCGCGTTGAGCGTATCAACAAAAACCACGCCCAATTGCTTGCCCTACTCGACTGCCTGCGTCTGGTGCTACCCCTCAGCGAGCCGCAAATCAGCCACACCCGCACCCAAATCATCCGCATGGCAATCGAGCGTCAATCCTCGATCAGCTCGGATCACCCCGTAGTGGCTGAGTTTTGGGAAGTCTACGAATACCTCGAAGGCCTCGACGCTGACGGCCCGGTGGTCAACCACAGCAAGAAAGACCACACCATCGCGATCAACCTCAACGACTTCGTCAAGTGCGCGGCCGAGCACCGCCAGAAGGTTGCCGACATCAGCGAACTGAGGGAGCGCCTCAAGGACTCCCGCTCTCGGAAGCTGATCGACACGAACAAGGCAACCGACAGCGCGGTACGTGCCCATCAGGCCAAACACTCCAACGCCACCATCACCAAACAGCCCATCGTGAAGTGCTGGGTTTTTCAGGCCTGACCGCCGATCGCCGACAGGACTGACGAATGCAAATTCAAATACTCGCCTGCAGTGGCACACCGGCAAACCTGCAGGACCGCGTCACCGAAGTGATGCGCCAGATGGGCAACGACCACCGAAAAACGGTACAGGCCGACGCCTACGGTGCTGATGGCCTCGTTGACATCCTGGAAGTGCGCGCAACGAACGGTCAGCGCGAGATTTTGGTACTGAGCTGCTCGCGACAGCAGATCCAGGCGGTACTGGATTGGCAATCGAGCATTGAGGACAACAACGAATTCGAAGACTTGGAGCTGCACCTGGTGCGAAAGCCAGACAGCGACATGTAACGCCGGCTGCAACCGGCAACCAATGAAAGGAGAGAACCATGCAAAGCAACAATGAAACAGCCCAACGAGGTAGCAGCCAGTTCTTGAGCAACCTGATCAGCACGATCGTAACCATCGCACTGATCGCTATCACGGCGATTCAGGTACCTGACGTACTGATTTGGCTCGCCAGGTAATCAAAAAAGATGGCGCCGAGGGGCTGCAACCCCTCGACGCCGACCACCACTGAAAGGAGAGAACCATGCAAGCTCAAATCCACAATGGCGGTGTCGCCGAGGCTACCACGAACTCATTTTGCGTTGGCGATCACTTAGCCTGCTACGCCCTGGAGGTAGGTGGCACCGGTTTTCGGTCGGATGTTTGCCAAGGAGACGCGCTATGAAAACGTTGTTTGTATTGATGGCCCAATATGATGGCCAAGTGGTGATTCCGCTGGATCGTGTGTGTAAGGACTACTTCACTCATCTCACCACGGACATGTTCCAACGCAAAGTGGGGGCCGGACAAATCAAAATCCCTATCACCCGCATGGAACCGAGCCAGAAAAGCGCAAAAGGAATTCACATCGCGGACCTTTCCGAATACTTGGATGCCCAGCGCGCTGCCGCCGTTAAAGAAAGCAATCAGTTGAACAGCGCACCACGCAGTAGCTAATTTATTTGAGCGTCCTGGCGCCCAATTTTACGGGCGCCAGTAGAACTTTCTTCAACCACTTCCAATTAGCGTACACGTCACCCCGACCACGCAGATGGGTGTAACGACGCATCGAATTCCAATCCCTGTGCCCTGAAACGCTAGCGACTCGGGGGATATCCCAATCCATCTCGAACAAACGGCTGACACCTTCATGGCGCAAGTCATGGAAGTGAAGATTCTCAATGCCCAAGATCTTGCAAGCGCGGCTCCAGGACGTGGACACGGATTCAGCGCTATAGGGAAAGATCTCGGGGAGCGACTTTGGCATTGTTTGAAGAATCGCCCAGGCCTCGGGCGGCAAATGACACCAGACATCGTTGCCGATCTTCTGACCGGGATTCTTCATGTCGCGCACCAATACGCGCTGGCCTTGCTCGTCCAGATCCGCCCATTGAATGCGCGTAATCTCCTCCTGGCGACGCGTTGAGAACAAGGCAAACGCAGTCATCTTGAGCATGTTGATCGACGTGGGTCGGCGGGCTTGAATCTCACGAAAGTGGGTCAGAAGTTTATCCAACTCATCCAGGGTCGGACGTCGGTCGCGCTCCCGGCTTTTCATGTTGTAGCCGAGCTTCTTCAGCACCTTTCGGGCGTCTGCCATTGCGTGCGGGTTAACCTCATACCCCCACGCAGGCCGAGCAATCGATAGCACAGCACCGAGGTGAGCGAGATCGTTACCGGCCGTCTGAGGTTGGACGGCCCCACCCTCCTTGCCCACGCGCCACAGCGCATACTCCACCAGCTGCTGACTGTTGATCTCCTGGTCGTTGAGTTTGCCCAGATACGACTCGCTGATCGCCTTGAGCGTCGCCAGTTTGGTTTTGCCCAAAGGGCGGACCTTTTCCATTTCGACCAGGTAACGGTCGATCATTTCTTTGACCGTCGCGCCTTGGCGGTTCGCCCGCTCGATAGCCCCAGGTTGGTCCAGTTCGGTCTCCCGCTTTCGAACCCAGGCCTGGGCGGCCTGTTTTCGGGCAAAGGTCTGGCTCTCTTGGTAGACTTGCGCTCCATCGCGAAACAGGCGTATTTGTGCCGTGTAACTGATGCTGCCGTCGGTGCGTTTCCGTGCTCTGATCGTGGCCATGGTCAACTGGTACAATTGTGAAAGGGGTTGGTACATTGTACCAATGACCTCTCAAAAACACCCATTTACCCCCGAAAACCGGCATTGAACACGTAGAGCAAAATGGTACAGAAATCAGCTACATCCCCAGTAAATTCAAGCTCTACGCTGTCTCGGCGGTTTTCCGTTGCACCCATGATGGATTGGACTGACCGCCATTGCCGCTTCTTCCTACGCCTGCTGTCGAAAAACGCCCTGCTCTACACCGAGATGGTGACCACGGGTGCCTTGCTCAATGGTGATCACGAGCGTTTTCTGCGGCATGACGAAGCCGAGCACCCGCTCGCGCTGCAGTTGGGGGGCAGTGTTCCGCTGGATTTGGCGGCGTGTGCGCGGATGGCGCAGGAGCATGGGTACGACGAGGTGAACCTGAATGTCGGCTGCCCGAGTGACCGGGTGCAGAACAATATGATCGGCGCGTGCCTGATGGGGCATCCGCAGTTGGTAGCCGATTGTGTGAAGGCGATGCGCGATGCGGTGTCGATTCCGGTGACGGTCAAGCATCGTATCGGCATCAATGGGCGCGACAGTTACGAAGCGTTGTGCGACTTCGTCGGCACGGTGCGGGATGCCGGGTGCACCAGTTTTACCGTGCA